AGCTCGGCAAATTGCAAAAGAGACTTTTGAAAACAGTGAATTTGTACAGAAAAAATTCACTCTTCCAGAAAGTCCAGAAAATAACACAAACAAGACTGTACTGAAAGGGTTCGGTCTTTTTGCATTTTAGAAAGGAAAATATTAATGACAATGAAATTATCAAATGAATTTGAAAAAACTCGCCAAAATTTCTTGGATGCTGTTACAAACGGTGCCCCTCAAGAAGAACAGGCAAAACTCTACAACGAGATGATTGAATCCATGACTGCCGAAATGATGTCGCAAGCACGTACTGCCGCTCATGAAGAAGTTTCTGCTATGAATCCTTATGACGCAAAAATGTCTTCTGAAGCTCGTGAATTCTTCAATGCTATTGATAAAGCTGCTCCTGTAGGAGTTGAAAAACTCTTTCCTCAAGAAACTATCGACCGTATCTTTGAAGATATGGTTAAAGCTCGCCCGCTCTTGGAACAAATCGGCTTGCGAAATGCTGGTATTCGCTTGAAATTCCTTAAATCAACTCAAACTGGTCAAGCAGTATGGGGCAAGATCAATGGTGAAATCCAAGGACAATTGAAACAAGAATTCAGTGAAGAAGAAGCAATTCAATCTAAATTGACTGCATTCGTTGTAATCCCTAAAGATTCTGAAAAATTTGGACCTGCATGGTTACAATCATTTGTCTCTACACAAATCACAGAAGCATTTGCAACTGCTTTGGAAGCTGCATTTTTGAATGGTGACGGTAACGATAAGCCGATCGGTCTTTCTCGTACACTAACGGGAACAGTAGCAAGTGGAACAACAACTTATGCTGAAAAAGCAGTGGAAACAACAAAACTAACCTTTGCTGATTCTGCTACAGTCGTCAAAGAATTGACTGCTGTCTACAAATACCACTCTGTTAAATCTGACGGGACAACTCCAGTCGCAGTTGAAGGTAATGTCGTGATGGTTGTCAACCCAGCAGATGCTTGGGATGTTAAAAAGCAATATACATCACTCAATGCACAAGGTGTTTACATTACTTCAATGCCATACAATTTGATTTTGGTTGAATCAGTTGCACAAACAGCTGGCAAAGTTACCACTTTCGTAAAAGGCCGCTATGATGCACTTGTTGGTGGAGGAATCGAATTTGGACGCTTCACTGAGACTTACGCTCTTGAAGACTTGAACCTCTACACTGCCAAACAATTTGCTTATGGTAAGGCACAAGATGAAAAAGCTGCTGCTGTCTGGAAATTGGAAATTAAATAATAGGTGGTGACACCAAATGGAAGACAAAAAACCATTTCATTCGCTTCTTGGAGCCTTCAAGGAGCGAATGAAAATCTTTCATGATGCCGAAGACGAGAATCTTTCACGTATGTTGACCTCATCTGAGGAAGCTATTTTTGATTTGACAGGGGCAATCGATCTGTCAGATAGTCGCACAGAAGAGTTAGTCTTGGAACGTGCGAGATATCTCTATAACGACCAGGTAGAGTTTTTCTTTGCAAATTTTCAAGGGGAAATTCTAGAATTGTCACTAAAAAACCACTAATAGGAGGAAGATAGTGCTAGAAGTAACGCAAGATTTCTTTGATTTCAAAGAAAGTATTGTCCGACATACTGGAGATGTTTTTCAAGTTGATGAAGATCGAAAAAATGAACTATTAGCCAAGTTGCCTGATTTTATCAAAGAGTATAGTATTGTTCCTTTGACAAAGTTAGATGAAGAAGTAAATGATGCAGATGAATAAGCCTGATTTTAGATACAAAAAGCCAGAAGTAACTACAAGCGAGCTGAGGACTCCAGTGGAGTTTTACACCTCAAAGATTAGTGATGGACTTCATGGTCGAGATGTGAGTTTTGAAAAAGTATTTTATACTTTCGCAAAAGTGTACTCACCTAGTCTAAAAGATATTGAAATTTCAACTGGAAAATCTATGGAAGCGAGGATGACTCTGAAGATCAGGGATCCTTTGACAAGCTATCAGCCAGATAATAGACATTTTGTGCAAGTAAATGATCACCGATTGGAAAATAAAAAATGGCAGATCATTGACATCCGTCCAGATTATGACAACCGTGATTTTTTAATTGTTGTTA